TGCTCCTCTTGTGGCTACACCCGTAAGCCCCATTTCAATAAGAGAAGGCATTGCACTAGCCATTCCTCTTACGAACATATCTCCTTGTACAAAATTACCTATCTTACCATCTTCATAAAATGTAACAGGCTCATCCTCTTGCCATAATTGTAATGCTTGGAGTTCTAAATCATCCTCAACCCACTCCTCCATAAAGTCTCTTCCCCACTCTCTACCAAAAGCACCATCTTCACCCCAATCTATCATTTCCTGACCCGTCTCTTCTGCTCCCATAGCAGACGCTATATAACCTCCATACCCCGCTACGGCACCGGGTATACTAGTTATATGTTCAGCCATTCTATATGCTAATTGTTTACCGAATCCTGGAGCAGCTTTGCTTCCTTCTGTTGCATAATTTTGTCTAGCAATTGCATAATTCGCTGCTTTAGTCCCCATAGGCTCATCTGAAGTTGCCTCTGCAATTGGGTCTTCAGCAGTAGCAAAAAGCAAGTCAGGATTTTCAATGTTCTCTAGGTATTTAGAGTCGGGATATTTTTGAAAGTATAATTGAGATAGCTCTAGGTCAGAGAGTCCATCACCCATTTCTGGGTATTGCTGCCTTAACATAGCAGCGAACTCGTCTATAGAGACACTATATGGCATATGTTCTTCCCTTGTAAAAGGAGTTTACCGAGCAGCTAAAGCAGCTTCCTCGGTCAGTAGTTCTAATAGAGCAATAGCTTCTTCTTCATCGCCCTTTAAGTTGAAACCAACTAATTCTTGTCTTTCTTTTGAATAACTGTTATTGAGCGCAGCTAATCGACTTTTAAATGAATTTGGCGTACCAGAATTTGGGTCTGCTGCTGCTATGTCTTTACTAAGTTCATGAATTCTATCTCTGGTTTTATCCGACCTAGAAGTCCACCTTGCTCTTTCTTCAGGTGAAGTAGCCATTTTCTCCTTATCTCCAGTCCTTCCCATAGTAGATTGACCCGAATAAAGAAAACCTGCTTTTTTTACTTCATTCTCTGTCATTGCTAAATCGTCAAACATATTGTTATCTGGCATATTCTGATAATGTAATCCTTTTTCAAAGAAACGTGGGTTTGCACCACGCTTGTCTTCCTTCTTCAGCAAAGCCCTTAATGGTTCCGTAATTGAATCAACTTTGGCACTAGCTTCATTATAATCAATTAGAATTCTTTCTAATGTAGGATTATCATATTTACTATTTGAACCTTTTCTATTATAATCTGTCATCATTTCTTCAGCTTCATCAACTTCGCTTCCAATTATAGACATTTCTTTAAACCCAACAAAGCCACCTCGTTTTGCTTCGGAATAAAATTTCTTTGCTAAATCATCTTTTGCTTTTACTGCATCTTTCCACTCTGCTCTGCCGTCACTAACAAAATACTGCGCATTTCCCCAACCCTCTTCTTTTTCATCTAATAGAGTATCGAGTTCATTCAATTGCTGAGATAATGGTAAACCCATTTCGTTCTCTAATAAATCTATTGTTGTTTGTATACTGTGGACTTTTTTTGCTTGCTTCATAGCATCTTCATTATCCAAACGCCACTGTTCCATGCCTTCGATTGGGGGTTCAACGGGTTTATCTATACTTGGATGGGAATGGACTTTAGCCATAAGCTTTGCTTCTGAGCCACCTAACTGCTCAAGAGTAGGAATTACACTATCTTTAGTTAGAGTCCCCTCTGCTATCCCTATTGCTTTGACAACATCTCCGAGTTCAAGTGTACTTACTTTTGAATCTGGCATTACTCCTAAGTGACTTGATACATTCTTTATCCAAGCCTCTTTATTGTCTGCTGTCCATCCTCCCTTATTGGCTAAATCTGCAATGCTATATTCATTATTATAAGCATGATGTCCTAATAGATACCAAGTTGCCTTCGCACTATTAAAACCTTCCCCTCCATTTATAAAGCCTTTATCATTGTATGTTAAATTAAGGGCTGTTGTGCCATCCCAATCAGATTCATACCATGCTTTATTCTCATTATTTTTAGCACCCCTAACATTGCCTATATTGTGCGCTTTCATTCCATCAGCATATTGGTTTGTAAACTCATCATTATATACAGCATTATTATGCTCGGCATCGCCTTTGTCCAAAGCTTTTATTGCTTGCCTTCCGTCTGATACTGTACCATAAATATGGTTAAGAGATTTATATATATCTCCCATCTTCACCAGTGATTTAATCTCTTTATACGCCATTCCCTGGCGAGGAAATGCTGTGAGGGCTTTATTTTTCCCATTGTTTGCTTCACTCTCTACGTTGCCAAGTTTCATTATCCCCGATAAAAAAGGATAATTCTTTGGATTAGTTAGTCCTTCAATACCTATGACGGCACCATCTGGACCCTGTCCGAAGTTGTAAGTGTCCAATACTTGTATCATTTGGTTTATATTTAAAGAATTAACATCCAGTTGTTTTAAATCTGCATACTGACCTGTTGGCTTTGGATTATCACCAGTCCTATGTAATACATAATCTTTATTATCAAATTTTACTGCTTTCCAATTTTGTGTAGACTGCTGGTTCTCTTTCTCACCCCCATTAACTGCGAGCAAGAACGTATCAAGCAATTTAGTCCCCGCTCCAGAAAGCGTCTTTCCAAGAACATCTTTCTCGTCAAAAGTTGAGAAATTATTTCTGTTCATTTTTTGTAGGCTCGTAAGTGACGTAAAATAACCCATTGTATCTCTAATATCTGGGTTAAGAACTTTCCATCTAGCAGCCTCATCTTGGTCTAAATCGCTGATTGTTACTCCAAATGCCCCGTCTTTGTCAATAAATCCGATTGCACCCATATGCTTCCCAAATGTAGCCACACCTTGTTCCAAAGCTGAGGTGTAAGGTGCTAGTCTTCCATTATAAGCAGTTATATAATCATTCTCAGTATCCTTTCTTAGTTTCTCACGCAAATTATACATTGTAGCCCTGTCAGAAGTTCCTCCTATAAACTTATCAAGTATCATTTTCGCATTGTCGAAATCTTTCGCACCAACAAAGTAATCTATTGCTCTAGCTGCTTCAGTTATTGGGACTTCAGTTTGCCCATTGATATTTTTTATATTCGAGCCACTAACTCCAGCCATACTTAATATTTCTTGTAATTGTTTGTCATCATCTGTATCACCAAACTTAATTGTCATATTTTTGTATTTCGATTCATCAAGTTGTATCCCAGCATCATCTTTTGTATCATGTTCACCTATTTTTGTATAAACCTCTAAGGCTTTTTCCATCTCTTCTAGCAGTAGTTTATCTTGTCTAGACTGGGTGTTATCTATACCCATACGGTCAGACTCACGAGTTCTATCATAAGTTGCGTCTATAAGACTCTTAATCCTCGGTGCATTAATATCGTATGAAAGATTAGTAGGAGAATTACTAATTATTTTTTCATAAGCTTCAGATGTCACATATTGTTGTTGACCTCTCATTAAATCTTTCATAGAAGAATTTGACATCCTTTCCATCATGCTTCGAGTAGCTTGTGCAAATTTTTGTACGTTGGGATTATATTCCTCTTTCCAATCTCCAGTCAATGGGTCACGATATTCAATTATACCAGCGGATAATCCAGTCCCCTTTTTTGCGTTTGCATCCCATGAGCCTAAGTTATCCGTTAGAAAAGCACTTAACTCATCATAATGACCTTGATTAATTAAAGCCATATTTACAACGCCATAAAGAGGGTCTTGTTCGTCTACCTTAATAAGCTTTCCTCCAGCATCTACTCCGCTAACGCTTTCATATTTATCATATGTAGCTTGGTCGTTCCATTTATTATTAATGTCAGTCAGCGATGCTGGGAAATTTGTATTAAAGGTTTTTAAAGATTGTATAGCTACTTGTCCAGCTTGACTCATAGCTATAGTTTCTTGATTTGCAAGCTGATTAGCATATCTAATACTTGGGTCAACATCTTGGAATATCTCTTTCATGATATTGCCAACAAATGCGTTAAGAATTGTATTTTGCAACGTATTAGACTGTTGCATTTGACTCAACATACTATTATAATTTGCCACTTAAATATCCTTTAATCTTTTTATATGTGCCTATAATATAGGACATAGGTTTTATAAATATAATAGCGACTGCTCCCTTAAACGATTTCTTGCCATTACAATGCCATTGATAGAATTGTTCAGTACACTCTCCAGCAAAATCATACTTACCAACAAGGTGGTCAGCAATAACCTTGCCCCAAACATCATATCCTAGTCTCCAAATAGAAGATTGGTTGTGATGCCACTTCTTAAGTTTCGCAGTTTTCCAACGGGTCATATATCCAGTACGCATACTAGCTGTGCAACAATAAGTATCATCACCTTCCCCAGCATCTTCACCAGCTGAGTAATGTCCATAAGCGGTCTTAACCTCCTCGCCACTTCCTCTATACCAGTCTCTATCGTGAGAATCAATATTATCATAAAACCACTTTAGAAATCCTGTATCGTTTTTATACTTATCAAAATCACCGTGTTGCCAATGGCTATCAGCACTTGTAATCTCAGATAGCCAATCACTTGCATCATAGTTTTCAAAATCAAAGCCACCTTTATTTGCGATATCCTCTAATGTTAAGTCTATTTCATCCTTATACTGCTGTTTTTCTGCTTCAGTAGTATAGCCTAAAGCCTCTGCTGCTTTTTTTATATCTCTATCGTCTTGACCTCCCTCCATTGTACGGAAAGTTTCTTCAAGGTCAAGCAATTCTTTTTGTTGAGTAAAGTCTGCTGTTTGACTTGTTAAAGCGGCACTAGCATCCCCAGCAGCATCGCTATAGCCTTCTTCACTTCGAGCTGCCATAGTTCTCATACTTCTACCAGTAGCACCACCTACTAATCCAGTTGCTTGAGCATCAATCATTGTAGCCATTGAATCCGCATATTGGTCGGAAATGCTTTTTATATTTTTACCTAATGTGCTACTAAACGCATCACCTGCTTCAGTTATATCTCTCTCTATACCTGCAACATTTTTCTGATAAATATCAGTCTTAAATGCACTATCTGCTCCAATTTGAGTAACAGTATCTGCATACTCAGTTTTAGCAAAATCAGTCTTCCAAGCATCAAATGTGGAGAAATAACTACCATATTCCTCTGGGTCTAGTCCATATCCACTAGCAATATCATCTGGTGTCATAGACGCTAATTCATTAGCACCTGGATTCCAATCAGATGAACCATGACCTGCTGAATAATCGTCACCGGGTTCCCACGGCATCACAAACTCCTTATAATTTTAATTATTTCCACAGCCAGTTCTCACTCCATTCCCCAGTTTTTTTCTCAGAAAATATTGATTCTAATAATGTATTTCTTTTCATGCCATAATGCGCCATTGTAGTTGCTTCAGCCTCAGCCACAGACATTCCCTTTTTATAAGCTTGTCCCATCTCATGTTTCAATTGTACAGTACTTTCTGCTTTAAATATAGCGGGGTCAAGATTCCCTGAAGCATCTTGTGTAACATTTAAACCCATATTCTTATAAGCAACTATTGGATTTTGAACACCCTGTTGTGAACCCAACGAATTATACATACTCATATCGCTTGCATATGATTTAGCCAGAAAGTCACCTGCATCCTTACTAGCTACATCCAAAGCTGTTTGTTCAGCAGTAAGGAATGTACTCCAATCCGTTTCTCCCCCAGCCTTTGCACCTTCTTCAAAGAAGCGTTGTTTAACTGCCTTATCTGCGCCTGTATAACTTTTAGCAGCTGCCTTAAGTGCATCATCGCCAGCCTCCAGAGAAGCTTTATCAAAACCAAGATGTGCTAATCTCTTTGTACCCAGTTCTTTGCTAGATAAAGCTTTATCTTTTACTAAACTAGCAAACTCTTTTCCTTCTTTTACTTTAGCTGCTTTTTCTGCTGCTACTTTTCCCAAAGCATCTGCTGATGTAAATGTCCCTTTCTCAGCTTTTAAAACTTCACCTACTGATGCGCTACCTTTTCCAAGTATTTTCGTGCCTTTAAGAATGTCACTAGCACCAGACAACATACCTGCTTTAACCCCTGTCCATTTGTGGCTTTTAGCTACTTGGTCTGACATACTTCTAATTTCACCTCTTGCCTGCCCTACTTCTTCTTGAAAAAACTTAGATTTATGAGGGTCAATATAGCTTGCCTTTTCATAATCAGCCTGACCTTTAAGACTCCATTCACCAGTTGTTAACCTTTCAGATACTTCTTCGCCTGCTTTACTACCAACTGCCGCTCCCACTCCAGTTGCCGCCATTGTTGCCCATAATGGAGCCGCTGCTCCACCAGTTAAAACAGTAGAAACACCAGCTATTCCCATTAGAGCTGCGCCCGCTAAACCACCACCAATGCCTCCCCACATAGATGCGCTTTTTTGTGAAGCAATTCCACTAGCTGCTCTGGCAACTTTCTTTCCAATAAGAGTTTGTTCTTTTCGAGCGTCTTTTGCAAGTCTAAAATTAGCCATTGTCTTTTTCCAAAAATGATTTTAAAACTTCTATTGCTCCTTGACATTTATCCCAAGTAAGTTGTGCTTGACTCTGTTGCTCTTTTAAATTCACTATAGCAACTTCTATTTTCTTGAGTACATCATTAGAGCTTTCTTTTTTTTCCTGTTTACCCATTTGTAATCCTATTAATTTTTAACTTGAATTTATTAAATTTCTGCACTATGTACTATCGTTATTGTCAATTGCATCAAAATCATACCCATGTATAGTCACATAAGGCTGTATGACCAAATGACTATCATCTGTAGATGATTCAGTATCGCTAGTCCTGCCTCCCGTGAGCCTAATAATATATAAATCACCGTGTCTCAATTTATAAGTACTTTGTAAATGAGACGTCAAATCCATTGTTGCAACTTTGTATGCACCATCAACATTGCTTGTGTTCGTTATTTTCATAAAAGGGAACCTCTCATATATCTCAACAAAATTACTAGCTTGATTCCCTTGATTTAAATCAGTCTGTAGCCAAGCCACTCCCATATCATTTGCCTCCACACTACTGTCAGTACAAACGTGCCAAGCTGGTTGTCCAAATGTGGTTCCATTTACATTATCAGTCCATACGGCATCACCCTTTATTAAATCATTAATAAAAGTTGTAGTATACATAAATCTTCCCTTATCTCTCACGCCTGCAAGTTCTAATTGTAATTTTTTAGCAGTATCATGTGTGTTCCAAGTGTATCTATATATACCTAAACGTAATGACGTTTCTGCCGAAAGAAACGCACTTAGTCGTATAAATTTATTAACCTTGTCGTGTAAATATGGGAATACTGCCATTGTAGTCCCCTCAGAATTTTCAATCCAATTGCTACTACTATATGATGCTTTTAGTTTTTTTGTTCCGACATAAAAAGAATCTGATTTAGAAAATTTTCCCCACATTTTAGGTGCTATTGTATAAGTATCTCCATTGTCCCAATCATTCCCATCACTGCTACTATTTTGCGAACCGGGATAACCACCTTCTAAGGCAACATGAGTGAGAACATTACTAGTATTTGATGTAATTTGACCATAGGCTCTCATACTCGTATCCATTGTATCTGTGCTTGAGTTATAACCAGCATTTGTCCTAACAACAGTACTTCCAACCCACTCATTAACTGTCCATGACTTTGCACTATCTTGCATTGATGTTCCTGGATTATTATTGGCAGTGCAATAACCAGTTACCCAATCAGTATGATAAGTATCTAATAAACCAGACCCACCAGTGTTCTCTTTAGACCCTCCAAATAATACATTTACTTTGGGGATAGCCCAATCAGAATTAAATATCATATCATCTGCGACTGTATTGGCATCTAAATCTATACCGGGTCGTGCAATCCTTAAAGCATAGTCATTCCCTGTGTAATTACCTAAAGTTAATCTAGTGTCAGAAGAGTTATCTTCCATTTGAATAATATTATTATTTAAATCAAAGAATGTATTTCCATCAGTAGATTCTATTTTACCAGTTTTAATTAATCCACCACTAATTTGTGTAGATACTGCTGGCTGTAGATTGCCTCCTGTCATATTTTGATGTTCACACTTAGGAGAAGTACCATTATAATAAATACTGCCAAGATATAACTCGGTTTGAGTACCAGTTTGCCAAATATATGTATCCCATGGAGTAGTGTAGTCACCATTTTGATATATATAACCAAAGGCTCCTCCTCCAGTTATAACTTGTATTACTAATCTATATTTAGCACCAACAACTAATGGGTCTGTGCTAGAACTATTAGATGGCATATATTCAGCATTAGTTGAGCCATAATCACCCGCATTTGTACCATATCTCCACATTATATCTAAGCCATATAAATAGATGCCATATATAAGATTCGTATGAGCCATCGATGTTTTATTAGCAAACCATCCAATCATTTCAGAATTATTATTAGTATCAACAGTTTTAATTTCAAAATCCCAATAAAAAGAAGGAGCGTGTTCTCTTTGAAATGAATTTGCCCATCTGATACCAGAGTCCCAATTACTATCATTGCTAGTATCATGAAATCCAATACCTGTCGGAGTAGACACTTGTGTCGTATTTCCAATAATATCCCACACACCAGTATCTAATTCACTTGCTTTAAAGTCATCATGGGCTGTTGTAGATGTATCACCCGGGTCTGTAACAGTAATATTTCCAGAAATTTCAAGTCCACCAGCAGTTGTATATCTAAGAAATTCATCACTTTCATCACCTATAAGTATTTTACTCCCAGTATATTCTGCAAGAGGGGGGTCTGAATTAAGATTTGAGCCTATAAACAAGCCTCTCTTACCAGTATGAGTGCCTAATCTCATAACTTCTAAACCAGCACCCGTACTGAATTTTAAAGCACCATCTGAATGTATAAGCCAATCACCTGAATCATATTCAACATCTCCATCAATTCTCATTTGGTCGCCTTTTTTTGCCCAAAATCCATAGTCATCGGTAGCAAATTTTAGAACATACCATTTATCGCCCATACTAAACGACTGACCTATAGCATTATATGCTCCAGTACCAGCAATAGTAATGGTATTATAAGTATTAGCAGACACTAATCCACGAAGTCCCCCTGAGATAGAACCAGTATTAGTGCTTGCTATATAATATTGTAAACCAACAAGGGTGCCTGGATTAAAAGCATCTGCGTGTTCATCGCTAGTTATTGCACCTATTGTAATCGTACACACATCCGACAAGCCACTCACATTCGTTATCTCATTCCCTATTGAATTATTCTTTACAAGACCTCCTAAATAACCCATAGCAGTAAGAGTGCTATCGTCATCCTTCATTACCGCTATTCTCATATCAGTAGAATTCAATTCTATTCTAGCTTGGCTATCTACGTCTGATGCAAGTTTTGTATTAGTAAATTTCCATCCAGCTATATCTGCTCCATCTTCATTGACTTTAAATATAGAAGTTCCGTTTGTTTTAAATAACTCAAAACCTGCTTTAGTAGAACTAAGCATACCTGCTTTTAACAGAGTAGATGAATTCACTTTTAGTTGAAGTCTAGGCTCATCATCTGCATATAGACCTAGAGTATGACCTGTTGTAGTATTTGTTTTAGAAATAAAACTCGTATTCACAATCCATCCTGCTAATGAGGCTGTGTTTCCAGATATATTCATAAGAGTAGCACCAGAAGAATTATAATTAGCAAACCCAAAATTATTACCTGTGGATATTTGACCGAACTTTGCTCTTATGTTTCCATTATCATCTCTACAAATAATGTTATTCTCACCAAATTCAAATGTTACATTTGAACTTCCTAAAGAATCTTCATTGATAGTTATATTGGTTATCTTATCTACGGCAGTATCGCTATCTGTAGATGTTTCATGAACTCTCCCATCAATTCTTTCTCTAGTAGTAATCCTTTCACCATCAAAAACTCTTTGGACTTCTCCTTCATATAAATGTCGTGGAACCTTATCTATAGGAAGAGGTAGGCGACTATTATCCACAGTAACTGGGTCAAAGGTTACATCATCTTTATAATGTCTAGGCATTAAACACCCTCTTCACCTTGTCTTAATCGCTTAGGTCTATATTCTAATAAAACATTACTTATAGAAACACCACCTGCGCCTGAACTACGAAATTCTAATTGCATACTATCTGTTTCAATAACACTTGATGGAGTAAATATCTTAGTTACAAAATCATCATTAGCTGAACTTATACTCTTTGATTCTGCTAAAGTATCATTCATATACAATGCTATAACAGCCGATGCTTCATTCTTCATTGTAACTAATACTCTGTAAAATCTTTTCTTAACACCCGGTATCTTTAAAGTATCATCTCTTAATGTGAATTTACGAGGTATATAGGACGCAACTCCTCCTAAGTTATTAGACACTTTAAATGAACGATATTTTCCAGCAGCAACATCATGTACAAAATAACATAAACTACCATCTTGTTTATTATAAAAACCATTTGTTTTATTTCTAAGGTCAATTACGTGTCTTTGCCATCCTTGAAGTTCAAAATTGTAAGTCCACGTATTAGATAAACTAGTGTCATTACCATCTGACTTAGCAGTAGAAACAACTAATTTATTCACCTTAGTATCAAAACCTAATATATATATATCACCAGTTAAAAACGATTTCCATTCAGCCGTACCTATAGTACCAGATATTTCCTGAGGTTGCTTTCCTGAAAAAAGAAAACACCCATATGAATTAGCCCAAATGATACCATATCTTGTACCTATAACAGCAGATTGTGTGAGTACTCCATTGTTATCAATTTCCTGTTCTACTGCCCATCCCATTGGACTAGGATGAGAAACATTAATAACATATATCTTATTTCTTTTAAACGCCAACAAGCGACCTGCAAAACTCTTTAGTGCAATAAATTCATCTCCATCATTGATACCCAAGTCTATCCAATTAGTAGGTGGAACTACATCTGGTTTACCTCCCATACTATAGAATATTCTATCATGTAGTTGTGCAACCGAAGTGCCTCCATCTCCTATATAGTAATTACACCCAGAATAAAAAACCCTTCTACCAACTGCTTCTGCGTCTCCCCATCCATGTCCATTGTCTTGAAATGATACAGCTACTTCATCATTAACAACACCAGTAAACCCCTCATATGTTTCAATTGATGGACTTTTCATCTCTATTGCAGATGTTACGGTATATGCACCATCACCAGCCCTAGTCCAAACATTATCAAATCTATCAAATGTATTAGTTCTTATACCTCTCCTAAAATCAGCATCTAAAAACAATCTCCACCTTGAGCCTCCATTAGATTTCTTTATATAAACCCTACAACCAGTTTGTCTTAAAGGAAAATCAGCACCATCAGCAGTTGAAACAAAAATCTTAACGCCAGTAAAATATTGTCTTAAATTAAGTTCATAATCACTTACAAGAGACCCACTTTCATTTTCAATAAGCATAGACGTTATAGTACTTTCTTGATTGCCCTCGTATACATAACTCATTCCAAATTCATAGCTAGTAGATGACCATTGTCCGTCCTCTGAGTCTACTGATTGAGACAATATAATATTAGGGGGATGACCATCGGTATTAGGGTATTTATTACCAGTTACATTTACATAAACAACTCCATTGCCATTATTAGTTTGGTCTATATCACCCGAATTAGGAGCAATTAAAGCAGATGCTTCCTGAGTCCATACTTTATCTTTAACATTCCTATCATCGCCAGAACTGAATCTTGTTCTATCTATTATTCCAAACCATTGTGGTTTCATTGTTGCATCATGCTCTGGATTAGACATTCTTAAAGCACCTTCAAACCAAAAGAACGATGGTTTAACAGCAGCAGTAGAAGCAGATTCCATAACAATGCCACTATAAGTAGGAGTGCCTTCAATATCAGTTATCAAACCTACATCTCCATCGTCATTAGCAAAGAATAACATAGTATTACCAGTAGATTGTGCTTCCGCTGGGGAATCGTAACTATAATCAGAGCGTACTACAATTTGACTATTTCCACTTATTACTGGAGCAATAGTTGTAGAATCATCGGGGTCTGTTACATTGAACTCTAAATCCGTTATATCTGCTCTATTTGCTAGTGTAAATATCTCGCCCGGGGTGTTAATATCCCACCCGTCACACTCTGCGAGAGCAGCAACGTCTATATCCGTATCATCAACTCTAGTATTTATGCCCCGTTCATACCGATTGTATTGAACAAAATTCTTGGGCATTTATTTCCCCTTGAATACGCCTTCCATTAAGTCGGTTACTACGTCTACAACTCTTTCAAAAAAGATTTGTTCTTTCTCTTCGGATACAAATGGAATGTCTATTTTCTCATTTATTTTTGTAGCTATTTCGTTAGCAAACTCATCAGACGCTAAAAAACCCATTGCTTCATCTTGCATTTTCTGAGCTTGTGCATCTGCTAAATCCATCAGCATTTTTTTAAAGTCCATTTTATGACTCCTTTATCTTTTTTGTTTTTAAATACAGGTAGTAAATTTGTGCTGAAAACATTACGCACATCAATACCCCCGATATAATATCTGTCCAATACACCAAACCCAAACTAGTACTTATACTTGTTACCTTTAAGCTGTCCATTATTATCTACCATTTATTCTTGATACCTGTCCTTTGACTTCCATCATTACATCAGACAAGCCGTTAATTTCTTTAGTTAAGTCCTCATGTCGCCTATCTCTGGTCTCATCAGAGCGGTTCCATCTGTCTAAGAATTTAAGTACAATCCCTTCAATGTTTTCAATGTTTTTAGACTGCCCTTCATTCTCTATTTTAAGATTTTGTATAGCATCAGCTTGTTGCTCTGCTCTCTTAGCATTTTGGTATACCATAAAGACAAACATTGCGCCTACAACGCCTATCATCCCAGCTTCTGCATATACTTGTAAAAATTGTTCCATTATTACTTCCTAGAGGTTAGTATGACTACCCATTTGCTCATTTAACATACTATTTGGTGATTGTAATCCCATTTACTTATTTTTCATTGCTAAATCAATATAAATTTTTAAATCAGATTTAATCTCTGCATTCCACTTTTTTAACTTGCCAAGTTCCTGCATAATTATATCCAATCTGTGTTGCAGGTTTTCATGTTTTTCATCAAATCTTTTTAGAGTATCTTCAACTTTTTCTTTTAAGATAAATCTTACTACACTATATAGAGCAAAAGCCAATCCAACACTGATTGCAACAGGGAATCCTAATTCTTGAATTAATGTTACAATATCAGAAGTCATTTCTTTTTTCTTTTACCCCAACTAAGTGGGTTAATATTAAATTCTTTTTCATAAAAACTTACTTTCTCTTCTAATTGCTCTCTTTGTAGAGTTTCTTCCACGATGTGTTTGCCAAGTAAATCCCCAATTTTAACATCAGCCGTGACCATCGCTTCTTCAAGGCTCCCAAGTCGAGACTCAATACGCCAATACCCGTAAACAAGCATAGCGACCAAAACAAGTAACTGCCCCAGCCATTTGAGGTTAATGCTAACGATAGCATTATCATCAACAACAGACACCAAATTGGGCTGCTCATTCACCTAGCGTCTCTTAGTAGCCTAGTACCAACAAAACTCGAATGAGCTTTAAGAATATCAACATCTGAATCATCAGAAATCCATACCCACACATTACCTTCCATCGCCTCTTTATCAAATCTTTCAACGCTGTACGCATATTCTAAATCCCCACTAAACCCAATTTCAGGATTAGTTTCATCCATATCTTCATCATATACCATCTTCCATTTAAATTTAGCGAGTACACCGGGCATATCTCCTTCATATGGGTCTATATAAGCCATTATGATTTCCAAACCTTTATCCAATCACACTCATTATACGCATTATTAGACATATATCTAAATGTTGCAATTCTAATACCTGCCCCACTTGGACAGAAATCATCATAAGTTGTATCAGTAACAGATAAAATTAAATTGCCATCAGTATACAATTTGTGGGCACCTGTTGATTGGTTCCAAGTCCATTTTGCGGTAAACCAAGAACCCTTAGTAGTAACACCATTAGCACTCTGCCCAAGTGTTGTTGTCCCTGAACCTAATGAATTTCTTCTCCTAATCATTGCCCACTCAGATGAACTATCGTCAAACTGTATAAAATAACCCTCATCTAAAACAGACCCTGACCAAGCATCGCCCTGAGATATAGTATCTATAAATATAACCATGTCTTTATTGGAAGAGCTACTTATCTTTAATCGAGCCTCAATATTCATAGTGCCACTAAAATTAAGATGGGAAGGAACATTAGTAGTTCTCCAATTTGGACTCGAATTAGCATTTGTTAACCTAAGTGTATCATTATTGTAATGTGAACACCCATTTCCACTTTGATTATAAGTCCAAATTGGTCTTGTTGTAACTGTATTGCCATCTCCATCAGTTGGGAATGACTGACCATCTTGAAGCCCTGTAGTGGCATAGGTTATTCGAGCATCCATAGGGTCATCACCACCCGTAGTGTGAAAGTCATCTATAAAGATACCACCATACCCAGCTGGTGCTGCTGAGTGGTCATAAGAATACCATTCACTCATTAAGTGGGGGGCAGCTGCATTTGGATAAGATGAAGAAGCAGTATTTATAGTAGCTATACCGCCTGTTGCAGCATCTTCTAATCCAGTTTCAGCACCAGCACTACCACCTAACTCTCCTCCAATTCCTCTACTTAATTCTATTGCACCACTACTAGCTATTGCCATCTTCGAGCCTCGTAACTTTAGCAGTTAATTCTTTTATAGACTCAATAAGAAGAGGCACAAGTTTTTCATATTTAACTGCTTTATGACCATCTTCACGAGTAGCCACAATTTCAGGACAAACTTTTTCTACTTCTTGAGCAATAATTCCCACATCCTTTTCTCTAACATAGTAACCATCTTCTCCACCTCTATCTCTAAGTACCTTTGCTTTCCATTTAAAATCATACCCACTAAGAGATAGTACTTTTTCTAAAGGGTTAGATATTAGAGTTAGATTCTTCTTCATAGCAATATCAGAACCATAATAAGCAGTTACTTCATTTGTTGCTCTAACTTCTCCTGTAAATGTAGATGCGGTAGATGTTGTACTTACTCTTTCTGAACCACCTGTTCTTAAAGAATATGTATTACCATCTTGTCTTATATTGACACTTGCACCTCCAACACTATCTTCCATATAAATATTAGAATTAGCGTCACTACTATTCAGATGAACCATAGTATTTTCAGCACTAACAAGATTAAGCCTATTAAATTGAGCAACAGAAGATGTTGTGAGTCCTTGATTTATTGCCTTAACATCTGATAGGCTTGCAAACCCTGAGTCCATCAATGCACCTGCTGCCGTTACATTTGTCGCATCTGTTACATCAGCATTATTTTCAACACCTGTTGCTGTGCTATATCCACCACTTGCGTGATTACCCCAACCATAGGCAGTATCCCAATTAGTTTTATTATACCCAAAAGTTGCACCAGTCCCTCCTCTAGAGACAGGAAGAGTCCCACTTGTTAATTTATCAGTAGAGTGAGCAGGAACATCACCAGCTTCTATACTATCATTCTTATAATTAGCATCATCCTCTGTTGTTAGAAGTCTTTGCCACACAGTAGCCATTATTTAGCACCCTCTTTAACAGGGAGCCCTTCTTTATCCCTTGCTTTATATAATTTTGTAAGAGTACTTGCGACCATAATACTATCTTTTCCTAATATTTGAGATGCTTCTAGTGCAGATATCAATAGCATTATCTCATTGAATTCAAAATTAAGTCTCATTTAAAAACCCCCTATGTATGTTAGTTATTTTTTCTAATACCTTATAAGCCTGCTCAAGCTGTAAACCAGAAAAATTACTCTCCATAATAAGTTTTAATATGAAGTCTGTATCTTTTACATTAAGAGATTCCTTTTTTGACTCTTCACCGAATTTCTTTATTTCTCCAAGTTTGCTCATATGTCCTCCTGTGTCCCATTATGATACTCTCATCCAAATATCGTTACCATCAATTTGAAAGCTTCCAATAGCAAAAGCACCGTGTGAATGAGTTTGATTCTCATCATATGTTTGTTGCTTCGCTGTACACATTGATGCTGCTACCGTAAATACATTACTAGATTCAGTATGTCCAATAGCCCATTCATTATTTGATTCATCCCAAAAGAAGGATTCGTCATCTAGAGTTCCTCTCTCAATGGTTATACCAGCATCTTGAGTCGGAGCAGCATTAGACGCCCAATTACTATTAAGGACTATTACATTATCTTCAACCTTGAGTTCTTCAGCAAGTATAACCGTGTTAGTACCAGAGACTGTAAAATCTCCATTGACGGCAAGGTCGCCAGTTACTGTAAAGTTACCGGGTAAACTTTGAGGACCAGTTACAATGACTCCAGAATAACTAGATGAAGCTGCTGGAATTGCTACGTCATTACCATCAGTAACCAAAGTTGGACCTGCAGTAGTACCGTTTGTCCAAGAAATTGCTGTAGATACATTTTCAACATAGTTATCAGTATGTATAGTCCCAGCACCACTAGCAGTCCAATCTATAACTTGATTAGCAGAATATGTTGTGTTAGTAGCAGCTAACACCCCATTTGTTGCAGAGAGGTTACTTCCTGCAAGAAGGGTTGCTAAAGCATCGACAGTAGTACGTTGTTCAGTAGAACCGTTTGAATCTAATGTAAGGAATGAGTCGCCTGATGCGGGAGTAACCGCACTAAACTCAGAAACATCTATGGCTAATGTAACATCCGATGAAGTTCCACCTCCTGACAATCCTGCACCAGCAGTTACAGCAGTAATATCACCTGCATTTGAAGTCCAATTTTGGTCATTTTTAAATGCCCCAAGATTCACATCTTCTACCGTCATTTTCTTTTGAGTGCCATCATCAAGATATATAATTGCGTCGTCTCCGTCAAAGTCCTGAGTTCCAGCCGCTAATTCAGTTAAGTCTAATGTTATAGTGGGCACGGGACCAGTTAAACTAGAACCAGTTATACCTTCTCCAGCTGTGATACCAGTCACATCTCCAGCGTTTGTAGCCGAAGTAAATGTAATTGTGTCCCCACTTGTGGTTATTGACATTCCACCAGCTTCCGCAAAAGTTAATGTATCTGTTGTAGTATCAGCTACTACATCAGTTTCTCCATCGACTGCTATAGTCTTAAAAGAATATTCATTAACATCACCTAAGCCTGAAAGCGTTTCAAAAGCTGGTTGTGCATTAGCACCAGCGCTTGTTAATACTTGTCCGTCTGAACCAGTAGCAATCGCAACAGGGTCTCCATTTGCATCATAGCTAATAATATTACCATCTGTTCCTGGTGCCATTTTTGCTAGTGTTACTACGTTATCTGCTAGCGTGGTAGCAACTGCACCAGCAGAAGTTGTTACATCACCAGTTAAATCTGGCATCCTTGCGTCTGCAATCGTGCCAGTGAGTTGAGCTGCTGGTATATTTGTAGCGTTTGTTAAATCTATAGCTGATGGGGTACCAGCATCTGTCCCAGCAGTTAATACTCTTTTCCATACTGTAGCCATCTTATGACTCCTTTATTTACTCATCTATGCCAAGATAGAGAACACTATCTTTATAATATAGTCCTCCCTCAATTCCACTTGGTATAGATGTTTGTTCTTTTAGTTTAATAACGCCTCCACTATCTATCTGAAATAGTGTAGTTCCAGAGCTATTCTTGAAGATAAAATCCGTTACTGAGTCTGTGAGGAAATTACCTCTTACTCCAATATCGGAAGTTGATAATGATAATGCGGTGCCATCCCCATTGCCATCAAAAAGTTGTTTTAGGGAACTTTCAATGCCCTGACCAGAAGTAGTACCAGCTACTGTAAGTAAATCTTTATATGATGTATTAACATTTTGACCTGTTAGACTAGCCATTATAAATCTCCCCAAACATCTGAAACCTGCGACCAAATTGTTTGTAATGTTTCCCAACTACCTATAAAATTTATAAAACTTGTAGTATATACAGGGGTAGTAGTGGGTGTATTAAATGTATAAACTCCACTAGAGGCTCCAGCAACAGTTGTAAACGTAGTTGCTTGCTGACTAGTAGATGTTTCCCAAGTAGTTGACATTATCCTTCCGTTATTGATTCTTGCTTGTTAAGTGATTCACGAGCCGTATAATCATGTAATCCATACGACCCCATATCATTCATTAATTCTTCTAAAGTATGTGACCTAATATCAGACTTATCTCTAATAATAGAAAATGCCTCCTCAGGTGTATATTTATTAATACCTATCCCCGAATAGCCACTTATATTTGCTATAAGATACTTATTGCAAGCTTCTTGAAAAGTATAAGCCCATATAGCATCACCATTAATGGTGTTCATTCGTTCTTGCAGTACCATGCTTTGTAAGTTTGCCATATTATCTTAATGCAAAAGGAGAAACAGGAAAGGTCATTATGTCCCTCCGCTTATTACTCTCACTATCTGCTAATTTACTGTAAAATTCTTTTATATAATATTCCTTTTTCCCAACATCTCCCGCTCTGTCCTGCAACATACCTTTAATATAATCAATACACGCAAGAGTTAACATCCTGTTTAAATTAATATGAGAATCCTCATCTGGATTAGAATCTGCTGAAAGGTCTGGTTGTTCGCCATTCACCAATAAATTAGGGTCATTCGATACAAATGGTTCTATAAAAGCAGTGCCTTCAAACATTAAACCACCAGTAATAGTTTCATCGGGATATTGTAACTCAACCGAATCTTCTGGATTAGGCACTTTCACTCTGAAATTAATATCTTGTGATGTACCACCATATTTGATTTCATATAGCTGAATATTTCTACCAGATATGTAATATCCCCAAGTTTGTTCTACGTTTCTACTCATTCTGGCTCTAAGTCCTCTGTCACCGTTGGTTGAAATACTAGTCTTCTAATTTTTTTAAACTTCTTAGCTTCTGTGTCTTTTATAGAAACTGACATAATCTTTATTAAATCAGCGGGGATAGGATAATCTCTTTGCCCATCAGTAACATCAGTTTTCCAAGTGCCTATATTTTCATTATAAGTAGATTGAATTAGATGTATAGCATCTCTTATCCAAGCTAGTACTAACTTTGTTTCAGTTGTACCAGTTCTTTCCATTACTTCTTGAACCGTCATTAATCTTTTCCTGCTAATATGTCTAAATTTGCTATTGTAGTAGAAGCACTAGAACTAAGTCTAACTTCTGCTAAATTCTTATTCGTAACAGGGAGTACCATAACATCACCCACTCCGGTCAACCTACATACTGTAACCCATTGTACTCCATTTGAGAATTCTACCAAACAATTAGGAGTGCCTGTGGATGCTGCTGACCTAATCGTAATCATAAGAAACTCGGCACCAGCAAAGGTGCCTATAATATCAGCATGACTCATAAGAACTGTTGAAGTTGTTGTTGGATAATCTTTATACTGCAAATTAGTTGCGGTCTCACCAGCATAAAATTCTTTACTTCCCCCTACGGATTTATCTATATCGCTATGTACTAAACGAGAACTATCTGTTCCAGAATCAGCATTATTCCCAAAAACCTCTTCTATTGGGGTTGCCGATGCTGAATAATTAATATAATATTTTGCGGATATTGCCATTTTTATCCTCCTTGTTGGATAGCTTGTTGAGTCATAGCTCTAGATGTAGTTCTTTCATTATTAGCAATAAATTTTTGCACTTCTGCCGTTGCCCAAGAATAGTATTTGTCAGCCTGTTTCTCATAAACACCAGAGAGCTGATTTCCTGCTTGAATCTCTTGCATTTTCTTAGCTACTTCTGCTTGAAACCTACTTAATTCCGATTGAAATTTAGCCATAGTTGAAGAATATTCTGCTGAATTCTTTGAAAAGCTTTGTTGATATATTTGAACTTCTCTTTGCACTTCTGCTTGGTACTTAGACATCTCAGCTTGAAATTTAGTTAATTTATTCTTTTCCTCTACTTCTTCAAAAGTAGCATTTTGAACTGATTCTTGAATCTTGGATTGAAAATCTATATTAGCACTATTAAATACATTAAGCTGAACTTGAATATCAGCATTAAATTTTCCAATTTTTGTTTGATGTTCAGATTGCCATTCTCCTGTTTGATTCTGGTTGCCTTGTATAATTCTATTTACTTCAGCACCATAATCACTTAATTCAGCTTGGAATTTCTGAAGTTTCCTACCTTCAAAGCTTTCTTCTAATTGCGCCTCTTGTATTTTTTCTTGAATAGTCGCTTGATATATAGACTGGTCTTTATTGAATTGCGCTTGAGATTTTGCTAAATGTGCTTGGAATTCACCTACCTTACCATTAATTACGCTTAATGATGCGTTTACCATCTCAGGGTCTTCACCAGTCACAAAGGCAGAAGCTTCCGCGAAATCTAAATTAGGCATAGCTGGTTGCTCAAAAGTCGGGGCTGCACCTGAAAAATCTGCTACACTAATAGATGCAATAGAGGGAGCAACAGGAGACGATGGAAATTCCCACGATAAAGTAGGAAAATCCGCCAATTGCAAACTAGGTGCAACATAAGTAGGCGCAACCCACGAAGTAGTATCTAAAACTGTTTTATCAATACTCGGAGCAACAGGAAGTGATATTGATGACATTGATAAATCTGCTCCAAAATTTGGGTTTGAAGGAACCGCTGGAGCAGCAACGTCTGTCCAAGCAACTAATTTACCAATGGCTAATTGTAAAAATTCTTTTGATGCTGCATAAAATATGACAGCATTTCTTAAATCTGAATCATCGTCTACTTGAAGATAATTCGCAAAAAGTAAATAGCCTTTATCCGTAGCGTCTGGAGCGGGATATATAGAAATTTTTGCACTATCATCCTTTAGATATTTAGGATGTTTATTGGTTGGATAATATAGACTAGATGTGTCTACTGACTCAACCATTCCTCTATATCTCTGGTCAAGTTCAGTACAAGTATATTTTCCCCTTACAACACCTAAAAGACTATCAGTATCCACAGGTACAGCACCATCAAAAAATGTGAGTGGGTTGCTTGTAGCTAAACTAGTTTTACCAACAAAAGTCCAAGTGTAATTCTTGGGAAGACTAGAGATTACAAACTTCTGAGCCGATGCAATATAATTAGTATTTGCGCTTCCTACCCCAGTTAAAGTTTCTATCTCAGCTGTTATCGCAGTAAGTGCCATGATTAAAAAAGTGGGGAGTATGGTGAACAGTGACTCCCCATCATTTCTTTATCTGCTACTTCCAGATTGCGTGTGCTTCAGGCATTTGCCATTCCATACCAGCTTCGGTGAGAATCATATCGACTCTCTTATCCGTACCAGTGTTCTCTAACGATTGAACACCGACATAAACTGATGTGTCACGGGATACGCCATTGCCTACTAGTGGACGATACTTACAATGCTTCATGTTAATACCAACCATTTTAACATCAGTTCCATCTAGCATCACATGACGAGCAACATTCATATCGCCATAGAGAGTGCTGATTCTTGAAATATCAACACCAAACGATTTGGATTTTCCCATCAACGCAAAATCGGTTCTACCTAAACTATCAGCAGAGGGAGTCATTGACCCTCCTGGATTAACCATACCAACATTGTTGGAAAAGTATCCACTTAGTTTATGTAGCCAATTGTATACTGCCGTTGAACAGAAGAACACAGTTGCTTGTGAATCATTATAGCGAGGGTCTACCAAGTTGCTTAAATCATCAAGAAAGGCATCCTGAGATTTAGTTGTTAAATCCATTGAGAAAATGTTACCATTATTCACAATAAAATCTATTGCACCTTGAGTATAGCCTACGCTATCTACACTTGCTTGAGAACCAAAGAGCAAGGATTGTTCAACATCCCATTTATGCTCAATCAGTTTTTCACGCCAGATTCTAGCCCACTCATTTGCTTCGTACTTCAATACTGTAGCACGAGCCGTGTTTGTCATACCGAATTCAGTACGCCAAATCTGAGTTTGCCCATAACCGGTTGAGAAAGGCTGGTCATTCCATGTTTCGTTAGCGAGTTGTGAACCTTCACCATAAGCACTACCAACAACATATGTACGATAGCTTTCTAATGCACCTGCGATAGACTTATCATAAACACCTTCATATGGTTTGTTTGATGTGAATGATGTTAATTCTGCCTTAGGTGCATTGACTGCGCCAGAAACAATATTAGCAGTGACTTTCACACATGAATGTGCGCCCTCTGAACCACCAGAAGGTGTATATGTTTCGTTTGCTGCTGCCGCAACTGCGCTGACTCTCGCCAATACATAATCATTGGGAACGCCACCGCCAGCCGTATGCGAAATTGGGATTTTGATTATTTGATTCTTAAGAAAAAAGTTTGGTGCAGTATCTGCTGCTCCAATTTTTATTTCTCCACTAGCCTGCCCGTAAACATTTTGAATGTTTCCTTGAGGGTAGTAATCGCCTGCCATAAAAAGCTGTAGTTCGTCACCTTGAGAAAGGTTGCTTGAGCCACCTGCCTCCTTTAATGTAGCATCACCAAATTGTTTTGATGTTGTGTTGTAACCAACTACATAGGCATAGCGTTTATGGAAAGATGGTCGTCTTTCCGTGAATTTGAAACTTGGGTCGTCAGTAGGATTCTTCCCAACCTTCGATAAAAATCGAAAGAAAGGGGTCTGAGCTATCGCCAGTTCGGATACCCTGTCACCAAAATTATACTTTCTGCGAAGTACACCAGTGTTTAGGTCTGAACCCGCGGAACCCGGAGAATCTACATCAGCTAAGTTCCAATTACTTAGTTGTAATGGTGTTGTAGCCATTTTGTTGACTCCTTATGAGTTTATTGATTCCATAGATTTTCTAACCCTTCTTTCAGCATGGTATCAAATATAGCATCTTCTACTGTTTCTTCGGTTGTTGCCGATGCGCCTGTTCCCGCTAATGATTGAGGCTTTTGCCTTACATTTTGCATTTGAGTCGCAACTTCTTTCCGTGTCTCTGTAGCAATAGTTTCATCTCTAGATTCTCTGTTCATAAGGTAAAAAATGTCATCATAATTAAGAGGTCTACTTTTAGCAAATTCCATGAATTCTGTAAAAGCTTCATCAGTTAGACCGTGCTTGTCTTTAAAAGACTGCTGGTCTTGCTGTATTTGTCGTCCACTTTCTTGCTGCTGTAATTTCCCATTTACGATTTTATTAACCTTATCATTTACAATAGAATCAAAGACTTTTGCTGATTCAGACTTAGGGTCGGAAAAGGCTTCATCTGGGTCGAAGACGAAATCCTCAGAAACTCCAAGTCTATCTTTGATGCCTTGCTGTTTTGTACCGTCAAGATAATTCCTTACTGTCTGAATTAAATTGGGGTCTTCTCGCATACGGTCTAAAAGAGGTGCATATCGCTCAAGTTCTTTATTTCGTGTGTTAAGACGTTTCGCCTCTCGGCTAGAATCTGAATATCTCTTTTGGAGCGTTTCAAGTTCGCCACCTTCTGTGGCTTCGGCAACAGGACTCGTTTGTTTCGAGGTTGTCTGCTGAGGAGGGGGAGCATCGGAAATCATCCCGTTTGCTGCTGCATCTAAATCTGCAAAAAACTCGCCTGGGTCATTTAGTCCGCTTCCCTGTGTGCCTGTTACGGCTTCTTCTACATCAGGGCTGCTTTGCAGGTTGTCTGATTGTGTCATAGTTTACTCCTTTATGTGTGTATTTTGCAAGATTATTTTTCCTGCATTTTTTCTTGTGCCTTATCCGCCATTCTCTGACGCATGAGTTTTTGTTGTGCTTTAGATTCTAAGGCTTCACCCTGCATACCATGTTCAACTTTTCTGGACTTATCCTTAATATCTGCTTGTATAATTTGACGTTTAAGAGTTTCAATGGTTCCATCTCTATCTTTTAATTCACCTTCAAGCCCATCAACCTGAGATTTCAATTGAGAGTATATTGATTTTCTCTTGAGAATTTGGTCTTTACCTCGAACATCTGTCTCTGCCAACATAGCAATATCGTCAATAAGACCAGATTGATACCATCTAAAATATTCTTCAAGTAATGCCCATCTATTTACTGGCATAGATGACCCTGCTACTACCCTTACATCGAATGAAGCACCAGCATAATCATTAAATTTTTCTATAGAATTCCCCAAATCATTATAGATAGGAACATTAATTGCCACCTCTCTATCTTCTTGAATTGCACTAGGCTGAACAATTCTAAATACTTTATGTGCTTTATACGTCTGCTGTGCGGTCTGCATAAATACTCTACCTAAATGCTCCAATGCAGGTTCAACAATGGTTTGCATCCACGCTTTTATCCTTCGTGTTCCATGCTCGTCTTGGGCGAGTAGACCTCGATATGTTTCATGCTGCGCACCAGTATCCCCCTGCATTGAAGAGTAAATACCAGAAATATACTCCATATCCTGCTTCCCCTCTTGAACCGTAGCGAAGAAAGCATTATTTATAGGTAGCGGCTGAACGGGGGTCGGAGGAGCAAACCCTTGTCTATATTTCAGTAACGCACCGGGAGCGGAAGAGTATTGCTCCCATTCTGCCTCTGGGACTGAACCCTCTTCATAAATCCATCTAAGATTCGATGCTAAATTTGCATTATGAATCATAAGTTGATGAGATTTATTAATTTCCTGTTGCTTACCGATAAGTGGAAGAACGGCAGACATTGGATATGGAGTTCCTGTCCACATATAAGGTATCGGTATCAAAGGGTAATCCGCAATTGGTAATGCTGTTTCAAATAATAATGTTTCTGCCCCAAGAGAAACGCTAAGTCTAATCCTAGTATCATAAAACTTAACAGCCTCAACAATGGTCTTCTTTAGTAGTGGGTCTGCTAAAAATAAATCATATTCTTCTTGAGTCATAACCTGTTGTTCTATTTGATTTGATGACTCTTCTATTTCAGCTTCTAATTGGGCTTTAAATTGTTCTAGTTGTTGAGTCATCTCTCTCTGAGCTTTTTCAATTTCTATCTTAGCTCTCTCTGGTATAATTTCGCCTTGAGCTGCCAACATCTGCATTTCCTGCGCTTTCTCTTTAAAGGCGACTTGAAGCTCTTGTTCTCTTAATGCAATTTGTTCTTCCGCTTGTTGTTTCATTTCCTGTACATTTGTTACGCCCGGAGGAAGTTGAATAAATACATTATATAATACGTATTTCTCCTTGCTATAACATTCATAATAATCAACAACAGGTTCTTGCTCTGAACTCATTGGGTCATAAGCCTCTGCGCCAATATCAGAAGGCTGAATACTATCTGAAGTCAGAGTGTCTCTAGCACTTGTCATAAAGCCACTAGATTGATTATTACTTGTAGCGGCTTTAATAATCTTATTTTTTAACTCAGGAAATAAATTAATTAAATTAGTTTTAGATATATCTTTCTTAATTATAATATATGTAGCATCTCTCATTAAGAAATCCCTAGCCATAGGGTCTACATAAACATCAAATGGTTCTATTCTTTTATATACAACCTCTCCCATACCTCTATCCATATCGGGGTCTATGTCAATTTGAAACCAACCTACTCCCTTAATCAACGCATCTTGTATAATGTGTGCGTACAAAGAATCTCCATTGGATAAATGCCAACAATAATCTGCTATATCTGCGTGTACACCAGCTATCTCAGTATCGCTACCCTCTGAAGCTACTGCTTGCCATCTAGGAGTTTTAGACGTACAGAAATATTTCATCATCTCTATAACGGGGGTAATCCTATTAATAGTAAATGTAGGCATCCCAGATTCCTCTAAGACCCTTTGTTCTTTTTCTGTCAGTTGGTCATTGTGGTAAAAGTCAAAACATTTTTGAGCCTGCGATTCCCATTTGGAACGCCATGCGCCAGTGGACTTTTGGAACAGCTGGTAAACACTTTCGGCTTTCTTCTTATTACTTATTTTTGGCATATTTCTTTTTATTTTGCATCATGTTAGGATGTCGTTTTGAAAATTCGGCAGACCCAACAAAAGATTGCCAAACACTTTTATTCTTTCCGCTG